GAGTTGGTGGAGGAGGTGGGGTTTATCCCGCACCACGACATCCCCGGCTCGGGGGCATCTCCCGATGGTTTTGTGGGCGATTCTATTGTGGAGTTCAAGGCGCCTAACACGGCCACTCATTTGGAGTATGTGTTAGCGGGTAAGCCGCCGGAGAAATACGTCACGCAGATGCAGTGGCAGATGGCGGTGACGGGTGCGCCGTGGTGTGACTTTGTGTCCTACGACCCACGCCTACCCGAGCATCTGCAAATGCTGGTGGTACGGGTGCCGCGTGACGACAAGCGCATTGCAGAGTTAGAGGCCGAGGTGCGTAAGTTCCTCGCAGAGTTAGACGACAAGGTAACGAAACTACAGGAGTTGAAACTGTGAATTACGATCCGAACATGAAGGGCGTGCTGTTTAAGAACGACAAGAAAGGCAACGAAAAGCGCCCCGACTACCGTGGCTCGGCTGTAATCAATAACGTGGATTACAACCTGTCTGCATGGATTAAGGCCAGCCAAAAGACTGGCGACAAGTACATGAGCATCAAGATTGAAGCCAAGGGCGAGGTGGCGCGGGGCGGTGAGCGTCAGCCGGCAAAAAAGCCTGAGTTGACCGAGGACAATTGGGATGACCTTGACACCCCATTCTGACTTTGAAGCAAGGTTTAGGGCCAGTCGCCCGGCAGAAATTGTCGTGGCGACTTACCTTCTGAACCTTGGGCATACGGTGACGCTTCCTAAGCGTGCGTTACGCCCAACACAAGCCGAGGCTACAAAATACGCCGACAAGGGCGATATTTACGCTTCAGACAAGCGCATAGAGGTCAAGCACGTTAAGCACGATTTTGAGTACAAGGTGTGGCCGTTTGAGTACGTTGCAATTTGTGCCAAGAAGTCGTTTGACGCAGCCGATCCGCGACCTAGTTTTTACTACATTGTGAACAAGAGCATGACCGTCGCAGCACTAGTAGACGTTGCAACAACCCGCCCAGAGTGGTTGATTCGGCGCATACCTGATCGGCAGCGTGGTTATGAGTATGACGTATATGCCGTGATGCCCGAGTATCTCGGCTGGCGGTACTTAACCTTTGAGGAAAAACTGTGAAAGTATTTATCGGTTGGGACAGCCGCGAGGACATCGCGTATCAAGTCTGCCGTAAGAGTTTGCTAAAGCATTCCTCTATCCCGCTAGACATCCAACCCATCAAACAGTCAGAACTTCGGGAGCGTAACCTTTACTGGCGTGAGACTGATCCGCTCTCGTCTACGGAGTTTTCGTTTACGCGCTTTCTGACCCCATACCTCGCCGGTTACGACGGCTGGGCGGTGTTTTGCGACTGCGATTTTCTGTTTCGGGGGGACATCGCCGCGATCACCGACTACATGGACGGGGCAAAAGCGTGCTTCGTGGTAAAGCACGACTACCGGCCTACCGAGGCCGTCAAAATGGACAACAAGGCGCAGCATTTGTACCCACGTAAGAACTGGTCATCGTTCATGTTTATCAACTGCGGACACCCACAAGTCAAGGCATTGACGCCTGAGGTGGTCAATCGTGAATCGGGTATGTACTTGCACCGCTTCCAATGGCTCACCGATGACGTCATTGGGTCGCTGCCGGTGGCGTGGAACTACCTAGAGGGGTGGTATTTCCGTCACGACTGCCCCAACCCGATTGCCGTTCATTTCACCCGTGGCGGGCCGTGGTTCAAGGATTGGGTAGACGTTGAATTCGGCAAAGAATGGCTGGAGGCCAGCCGTTGAAACGCATTTTTTCCAAAGGTACGACGCCAGAGCAGTTGGCGACCGCTGCTGCACGCATGGTGCAGGGGCTACCGTCTGACCGGGCGTGGTGCATTGAGGTGTTGGAATGGAAGAAGCCGCGCACCAATCAGCAAAACGCATTTCTGTGGGGAGTTTGTTATCCCAGTGTTTTAGAGGGCGGCGGTGAGGCGTTACAGGGTTGGACACGCGACGATCTGCACGAATACTTTTTGGGTGAGTGTTTTGGCTGGGAGACGCTGGAAGGGTTTGGGCGTAAGCGACTGCGCCCCCTCAAGCGTTCCAGTAAGTTGACCAAACAAGAGTTTAGCGATTACCTGTTGTTTTTAGAGACGCGCTGCATGGAAATGGGCATAGACATACCCGCTCCGGTGATGAATGAAACTGCGTAAAGAGGCAAAGGGCCGAGGCTGTACGGTACGGCTGCCGGGGGTCTGCAATCACAACAGCGAAACCGTGGTGCTGGCCCACGTTCGTTTGCCGGGTGTTAGCGGGATGGGGCTGAAGGCCGACGATCTATTAGGCGCGTGGGCGTGTAGCGCCTGCCATGACGCGATAGACCGCCGGGCGCATACTGATTTAGACCGCGACTATGTGCGGTTGGCCCATCTTGAAGGTATGGTCAGAACCATCGCACAACTACGGGCGGAGGACATCGTATGACCGACGATTGGGAACAGGAATGGGATCGGATTGCCCATACCAGCACAGAGTATCGGCAGGAAATCCGTGAAATGCGTGAACGCATCTGGTTTTACCTTAAACGTATTAGCGAATTAGAGGCCGAGGTGCGCGACCTTAAGGCTAACGACTCACGGTGGGTGCAAGAGCCATGAAAATCCGAGTAACACAACTAACTGTAGTCGCGGACGACAAGTCGATCTTCGACGAATCCGCCACGCAAGTTGAGATCACTGAAGAAGGCGGCGGAGAATTTTTGATTATTAGGCAGACGGACAGCGGCGACAGTCAGATTAGAATTGACGCACACGATTGGCCGACCGTCCGTAAAGCGATTGACCAGTTGTCAAAGGAAGTAAAGCCATGACCAGCGACGAAATCATCCGCATGGCGCTGGAGGCTGGGTTTGTTACTGACGAAGCGGACTTTATCTATCCGCCAAAACCCCCACGCAGAGGAATTGGTTTGGAAATTGAACGGGTCATCGTTCTTGCTGCCGCCGCCGAGCGTGAGGCGTGTGCGAAGGCGTGTGAGGCCGAAGGTGAGAGGTTCAAGCACCATCCGTCCGGGCGACGGGACTTCTCCATTTGTGCCGCCGCGATTCGGGCGAGGGGTGAACAGGAGCAACCGCGATGAACGACGTAAAAATTGTTGGTGGAAAAGAAGTTACCAGCACAGATGAGGCAAAGTTATTTCTTAATTTTGTGGAGCGAAAAGAGGTTGGGGTTTGGCTTGTTCCTAAAGCCAACTTTTATTTCCCTACTTATGAAAAGCCAAACTGGGTTTGCCGACGTTTTATGGAAATTGTCGGGTGGAAGTGGAAGGAGCAACCGCGATGACCCACGACAATATCCACAGTTGCAGTTACGAGTGCGAACGACCCACGTGTATCAAGGCACAGCGTGACGAGTTGGCTCAAAGGATGTTTGAGTTAGTAGCGGAAGCAGTAGCAGCCGAGCGGGAGGCGTGTGCGAAGGTGTGTCACGACTACGCAACTCGCCACGGAATGAAAGGCGACGATAACGAAAAGGCGCAGGCTTGGATGATGCTCCAATGCGCCGCCGCCATCCGTGCGAGGGGCAAATGAGTTTTATGGTGGACACGCCGTACACCACGGCCTATATCCGCAATGAGTTCCTGTATGACCAACAGCAGGGACACGGCAAGTTCACCCTCTGCACCGTCCTTGGCTTTCGTGCGGAACCGATGCGCGTCCCCATGTTCTCGGTCATGTTGGAGTGCGGTGCGATGTGGGCGAGGATGCCGATCCACGCCATCTGTTCCAAGCCCTGCAATCCGCTGCCGCTGAACGTCTGCGTGTGGTGGGACTCGTTCAGCCGGTTCTGCGAGGTGCGCGAGATGCAGTTTCTACGCAACCACCGCGTCAATGGTATCGGCAGGGATGGCGTTAAACGCCCCGGCACATACCTTTTCAGCGTGTTTTGGGCAAACGGCGGGTGGAGCGAGATACCCGACCAATCTAAAGATCATCACATCATTGCACTTGATACCGGGCAATGGATTGCATACCCAAATAACCGGCTGCTGTGGTCAGACCCGTCGTGGATCGCCGGTGAAGTGCCGAGGGATTGGAAGTCGCCTAGTACCAACTACAGCGTGGAGGCGTTATGCGAGTTATGAGGGCATTACAGCGGTTTTTAAGGCGCTTTCGCACTTATGATTGGCGTCATGTGCCGCCGCCCCAATGGGCTGCAAAGCGTTCTGGCGTGGAATTTTGGTGAAGGGTCGTCTAATGGTAGGACAACGGACTTTGACTCCGTGAATGTTGGTTCAATCCCAGCCCCTTCAGCCACTCAAATACAGCGCACGCTCATCGTTGCGGCGCTTGACTAGTCCCGGCAGCACCTTGCCTGCCGCCTTCGTCCATTTGAGAAATTCGTCGGCCGCCTCGTCAAAGTCGCCCCGGTTGGTTTTCATGCGTAGCCCTGAGCGTTGCAGGTTCCCAAGGCCGACGTTGAAGGAAAAGGACACTAGGGCGTCAAATACACCTTGGCGACCAACAGCAGCAGGGCAAAGTCGGGCCACGCCGCGCTCAAAGCGGCCAAGGTCTTGAGCCAGAATAGCGTCCACCTCTCCCATCGTGAGGGTGCGATCCCAGCCTGCGGGTATCGGTAAGGTGCGCCGTTCTTCATGCTTCACCGCGATATGCGAGGGGTCTATGACATGGCCCACGCCGACCGTCCACAACAGCGCAGGACAACGATAAGGCTTAGTCCTCACCCCTTCGTGGTGCTTGATCATGTTGATGGCGGAGGCGCTGACTTTCACTTCTTGCCAAAAGCCTGTGTCCCAAACCAAAACGCTATGATGCTGCTAAGAATAAGCATCTCGTCATCGCTAAACACATTCTCCATCGCAATCGCAAACGGGATTCCGGTCGTGTAGGCGTACCACACCCCTGCGATGTTCAGCGCGACCAGTTCCAGCACAAAGATGTACGTCACGACAGGGCGGACGCTGGCACGCAGGTTGATCATCCACTGACTTGCGCCCTTGCCGATCTCTATATCGTGTTGATATAGAGCCTGTCGCTCCTCGCCTGCCGTCTGCGTCTGGATTTGCTCCAGTTTGATTTCCTCAACCTTGGCCTGTGCGAGAAAGCCACGCTCTGCCAATGCTAACTCGCGCTCTTTCTGGGCTGCGACTAGAGCCAGTTCGTGCTTCTTGTCTTGCCGGTCTTGGAAGATGGACAGAATCTTCGGCAAGCCGCCAGCGAGGAACGAGAGAAAGGTGCTAATCATGGTCATCATTTGTTGCGTTCCTCCATCAGTTTGACGCGCACTTGCAAGTCATGGATGTCCTCCATGATGT